GCGGAAACAATGAAGGGATACCAGCCGGGTATGTTCGGTGTTGTGAAAGGTAGGGAGCCAGTGATCCAGTCCACCAAAAGTCTGTGCGATGAACGCGACTTGAGATACTGAAAGAACGGTTTTGACGAGGGGTCGGCCCAAGCGTCAAATGCTTCCTCAACCTCACTTGCATGAGCATGCTTGATGCGCTCTAGTAATGCAGATGCTACACTTGAAGGTAACTCAGCGCGTGACCTAGGATTGTCTGACGGCGCGGTAACCTTTGTTTGGTACCATGAAGGCTCCCAACTGCCCACCTCGTGAGTCTCGAACGGGACCTTATCGACCTCGGTACCTGCTGGTGCTTCAATGTTGTTTCTCCATACATTGGCGACTTCTGAGCTAACTCCGAACGGCTCGCCAATTGATGCCAATGGGGGTAGACGGTCCCAACGCCAATGGTGTTCCGTCCGACCCTTTGTCACGCTAACCCACCCGTCAGTTAGCAGAGGAGGTATGCCACAACCGCCAGCACACGCTGGTGTATGTAACACCCTCCGCACCACGTCAGGCTCCAATGCATTTGAGCGGCTGACATCGTCAATCACTATCTCCTCCTTCCATGTACCCGCGCGAGAGAACACGGTCACCCAGCCCGCGACTTGCTCCCGGATACGCTCCTCACCTTTAGGTACGCCTCTCGACACTGGGTTGCGGAATATGGTACTTGGCATCGCCCTCGCAGGGTAGCCGGCAACCAATCCTGGCTCTGCAACTTGTCGTAGATACTCGTCCCTCTTTCTGGCGATGAAGAATTTCTTCGGATTGACATCGAAGTTTGATTCTGCGTAGCACGCCCAAAGAGCAATTGCGACCGCTTCATCCACCAGTTCCAACTCAACGTCGTCACCTTGCGAACAGAACCGTATAACTGGATCACGACCGACTGTGTCACGTAAGTATTTCCGGAAGGCATTAACCTTCCCGGCGTTCAGTATTGTATCGTAAAGGGCAGTCCATCGCCAACCGCTCAGGACGCCTTTCTCAACCTTAACTTCTACACCGCCTACACTGACTGTCCCGGCTCGTAGCGACTCGTGTGTTGTCCGAAGTGCGTTGAGCATGTCGTTCTTCGTACGCTTGTCTGTATACATAATATCAATTAGGCGCCTAATCTCACTATCCGCAACGTCCAACATGTCCCAGGTGATGTGATGGTCATATTCTGATTCATCTACCGGCATCTTGGTCGTTGTGCGATTACAAGCGTCCTCCATACCGAACCACAGACCTATCTGTTCGTCATGTGAATATAGCAGCGTCGTGTTAGGATGGTTCCTCAGCACGTTCTCCAACCAATACGAGATGTATGCCTGCCTCAAATAGTTACCCAGGTCACCAGCTATAACTGCTCTAATCTTACCAAGTTCGCGCTTTTGCAGTGCTTTATTACGCTGAGGGGACCTGTCCCAGAAGAGCTGTGTTAACTGATTGAGAGTCATGGCACATGCCGAGGCCCATTTAGACTTCCTGGCCACACGGATTTCCCATTCGCCGCTGCGCAGCGCCCGAACTCTTAACCTTTCGGCATCACTCGTACCTGAGCGTGCCCAGTTGTTCGGGTCACTCAACCATTCTGGTACGGACAGAGGTTTCCAGTCACCAGATGGCACTTGCGCTTGTCTAAGGAAAAGCCGCACTCCGTCCCTCAAATATCGGAGGAACGTTTCACTCGATCCAGCGAGTGTGTGTTTCATGGAGCCTTGAACCCACTCACGGATACTCTCGACGAAGTCGGCGTCTTTCTTTTTCGGTGTATAGTCCCTTAGAAGGTTCAAATGGGCGAACCACTTCCAGTGGGTGAACAATAACTGACCATACTTGACCGCCAATCCTGTCAAATCTTTGAAGAGCCTTATCGACTCAGACGCTATACCCAGTTCAAAGATACCTGTCGGCTCTAAAACCCGCCAGATCTCCTGTCGCGCGGTCGGGCTTAGGACACGCCAGTATCCACTCCATACAAGTTCTGCGGCTGTGTCCATCCTCGCGAAGAGCCTAATCTTCTCACACCGCCAGCGCCAACGACCAAGAGCGTCATCGCTGATGGTGTCTTCCTTGAGCCCAGCATACTTGTTAGCTGTTGTCCTAGCATCGTCTCGCCATTGTCGCCAGACTCTTGCCGCGTCACTCGCTGCCGGGAGAAGCTGTTTGACAGCTTCTTGACTTGAGTGATGTAGAGAGTCAAGCACAACTTTAGAGTTATGCCCTAACAAACGTTTCGCTATCATGTAGATCGGGCTCCAAGTGTTTTCCCTCTCACCATCCCTAGAAAAAAGATGTTTGGACAGACTACCTTTACCTGCGTCTGGGTACAGGTCAACTGCTATGTAGGTGTCGCTACCTAGTTTTTTGGCCTACCTGCGGCCAACAATGTAGCTAAGGCCGAGGATCTAGTTGGCGCGGATTGGGCCAGAGGCAGCCCTCTCTGTGCAAAAGAACCAGATGGTAAACGGTGATTGAGAACTCGACGGTGATCTTCACCTCTGAACACGTTTACGAGTGCCCCAAACAACATGAAATAGAAGTCCTGCTGGTACCTATTAATAGTACGAGGTACCGTGGCATATATGGGCCAGTCAACAGACTGCGCAGACGGGGTAGGTATCAAGGCTGGACCATAATTGGCAAAGACGTTACGCACCCATGTGCCTACAGATGGATGTGTAGCAGGCCAGTGAAGGTCACAGGCTAACGCGACTGTGCCTGTCTTAGGTATAACGGACGTCTGTAAGTCGAGTAGCCCTACGGCTGGGTTAGTTGGATTGATGATAGCAGACGCCCCAAGCCAAGACACACGGAGGGCGGACTCCGAATTAGGGTCAGTGTATTCTTCGGGCCAAATCTCAAAGACGTTACCAACTGCGGGATAGTTGATGCTTGTTATAGGCTCACCCATGGTAGGGGAGTCGTATGACCTGGGCACAATCACCTCTGATTGAGGTTCAACAGCGGCAAGCATCCAACGGGGGGCACGACCCCATGGAATAGTCTGGGTCGTCAAGGCCGTATAGAAAACCTTACTCAAGTTCGCCACGTTCGGACGATAGCGTACTGGGGCACCGAGTTGATGAAAAACCGAGTCGGTCAGGAAGTTGTAGAAACCAGACCAAAGTAGTTCAACTATAGGGGCAATTTGATTTGCTGCGTAATCGGCTGGACTAAGCATCTCTTCCATCGGGCTGCCCATGAAGCGGAAGAATTCGTCAGCAATATGGGTCATCACTGTCGCACAGTCACGAAGACCGACCGTGAGCTGACCTAGGTTATTAACTTCGTACATGTCACAAGGGTGCTCTGGGACCAGCACTCTAGCGACCAGATAGGTCTCAAT